CTGCGTGGTGACACGCCGGAAGAGATCGAAGCTGACGCTAAGCAGTTGATGGCGTCGCTCCCCAAGTCGGGTACCCCGTCGGCCAATGCCGGTAGTGGCTCGAAGCAGCCAGGGGCCGGCGACGGACAATCTATGAACGCGTTTATCCGCGCAGCTGCGGGTAGGACACAGTAGCAACTAGGAGCAACAACGATGGCGTACAATTCCCTGATCAGCCGCACCGACGCAGCGGCTTTGATTCCCGAAGATGCGTCGACCGAGATTCTCAAGACGCTGCCGGAGACGAGCATCGTCATGCGGCTGGCGCGGCGCCTGACTGACATGAGTGTCAAGCAGCGCCGGTTGCCGGTCATGAGTGCGCTGGCGACGGCCTACTTCGTCAGTGGTGACAGCGGCCTGAAGCAGACCAGCGAGGTCAACTGGGCGAACAAGTACATCGAAGCTGAGGAACTGGCCGTCATTGTGCCGGTCCCCGAGGCGGTGCTGGATGACGCCAGTTTCGACATCTGGGGCGAGGTACGCCCCGCGCTGATCGAGGCGTTCGGCGTGGCGATTGACCAGGCTGTGTTGTACGGCACGAACATCCCGGCCAGTTGGACCACGAACCTGGGCGCGGCCGGCCTTGTGGCGCTGTCCACCGCGGCCGGCAACACCGTGAGTGCGGCCGCCTATACGGACCTGTATGAGGCTCTGCTCGGCGAAACGGCCGGCGCGGTGTCCGGTTCGCTGGGCTTGCTCGAAGCGGACGGCTTCATGGCTACCGGGCACGTCGCCGACATGAGCATGAAGCGCAAGCTCCGCAACGTGCGCAGCACCGTTGGCGATCCCATCTTTCGCACGAACATGCAGGACAGCACCCGTTACGACCTGGACGGCAGCCCGATCTACTTCCCGGTCAACGGCGCCATCAGTGCGGCCACGGCCTGGATCGTCTCTGGCCAGTGGAACCAGCTTGTGTACGCTCTGCGCCAGGACATCACCTATAAGGTGCTGGATCAGGCAGTCATTCAGGACGCCGGCGGCAACACCATCTACAACCTGGCGCAGCAGGACATGGTTGCGCTGCGGGCCGTCATGCGGCTGGGCTTCGCACTGCCGAACCCGATCAACCGCATGCAGCAGACTGCGGCCAGCCGTGCACCGTTCGCCGTGTTGACGGCCTAAAGGAGGCTTGACATGGGTTTCTATCCTGGGAGCTTCCCGGTCGTGGTGGACATGGAAGCCGGCGTCAAGTTGGCTGGTACGCTGGTCACGTCGTCAGCGGCAGAACTCAATCTGGTTGACAACAGCTACCAGCTACTGGTTGCCGATGGCGCCATCACCGTGAAGAACGGCGTTTGCGTCATCAGCAAAACCGTTCCGGGCGTGGTGGCGGCGACGTTGGCTGACCCGACCGACGTAACGGACAACTTCAAGCGGCTGACCATCATCAACGGTACGGCGCACGCCAGTACCGTCACCTCCGCCAGTTCGTTCGGCGGCGGCGGTGCGGGTGAAGATGTGGCGACATTCAGCGGCGCCGTCGGCGACACGCTGAACCTGATCGCCTATGGCGGCAAGTGGTATATCACCGGCGTGCATCAGTGCACTATCGCCTAAGCAGGCGGGGGACTAACAGACAATGCCTAATTCTTTCGCAGGTGGCTACCTGGAGATTCCGCTGACCGGCGCTGCGCTCTTTGCGGGCGGCGAGGTTGCAGCGTGCCTGAATCCTGAAGGTGTGCCGCTCATCATCACCGACGTCAAGCTCTACGTTGACACGCCGTCGACCGGCGCCGCCAACCTGAACGTTGGCATTGCCGCCAACGCCACGACCAGCGACACCGACATGATCAACGCGCTGGCGGTCAATGGCGCCATCACCGGTGTGGCCTACCACGGCATGACGGCGCTGGCCGCCAAAGGTGCGGCGCAGGTATGGGGCGCAACCGAGTACATCACGGCGACCGGTTCAGCTTCAACCGCCGGCTTTACGGGGCGCCTGTTCGTGCAGTACATCCGTGTGGACTGAGCGAGGTAGCGCATGGCCGTAACCGTTCCTGCGTCGTGGGTCGCCAGGCTGCGCCGGCTGGTGGCGGAACCGACGACCGACACCTACACGGACATCGACCTGGCCGAATACATCGACCGGTATCCGCTGGCGGACGCCAATGGCTACGTGCCGACGGATACCGGTTGGGCGGGCAACTGGGATCTGAACCTGGCGGCGGCCGATGTGTGGGAGGAGAAGGCCGCGATGGTTGCGGCCAACTTCGATTTCGCAGCCGACGGCGGCGACTACAAGCGCAGCCAGGCGCATGCGCAGGCGCTGCAGCAGGCCCGCAACTTCCGGGCCAGGCGGCAGACAGGCACCCTGACGATGGTGGCCACCCCGAAGCCGGCCGGCGCGGCGCGGCTGGATGACTACCTGGGTAACCAGGCGGAGGACGACGACTGATGCTGTACGGAAACCCGGCAACTGGGGCGGTGCAGGAAGTGGCTGAGCGCGAGCAGGCCAAGCGGCGCATTCTGGAAGCAGCCGGCTGGCAGCCGGTGAAGCTGGTCGACGTGACGGCCCATGACAGTGCCGAGCCTGAGCACATCGTGATCCCGCTGGCTGTGCCGCCGGTGTCGCCGGAAGCGCAGCGCAAGAAGCGGACGAAGGCGGCGACCGAATGAACCCGTTCACCGTTGCCGACCTGGCGGCCATGCGCACGGTGCAGGCCGGGGCCATGATGGACACCTGTACGCTGCGTGTGTGGACGCCGACCGTCGACGATTACGGCACCGAAGTGCCCGGCTACACGGACACTGCCGGCGTGGCCTGCGGGTTGGATGTGACCGGGACGCGGGAAAAGGAGCGCCGGCGGCAGGATGGCACCATCGTGGAGATTGCGGCCGTGCTGCGGCTGGCGCTCGAAGATGGGGCCGGGCTGACGGCCAAGGACCGCATCACGGTGACGCATCGCAACGGGGAGGCGCTCAGTCCGGCGCTGACCTACGGCATCGACGGGAACGTCGAACGGGGGCCGACCGGCATTGTCGTGCGGCTGGTCGAGGTGCAGTGATGCCGACAATCACGATGCGGGTGCGGGGCAGCAGCGAACTGCGGCGTAATCTGAACCGGTTGCACGGCGCAGAGCGACGCCAGGCGCAGCGCGATGGGCTGGAGGCCGGGGCGCGTGTCGTCGAGACGTGGGCGAAGGTGCTGTGTCCTATCGACACAGGCACGCTGCGCAACTCGATCATGGTCGACGAGGTGACGCCAGAGCGGGCGCTGATTGCGCCACATACCGACTATGCGGAGCATGTGGAGTTTGGCACCAGTCGGATGGCGGCCCAGCCATACATGCGGCCGGCCCTCGACCAGCATGAAGGGGAGATCCTGGCGGCCGTCGAAGCGACCGTTGCGGATTTCGTCAACTCAATTCGGTGAGGCTGTTCGACTGACAACAACGCGTTGTTGGTCGTGGGGGGGCAGTGGCGCTCGAAGCGGAGTTGCGGACGTATACGCTGGCAGGGGCAGCAGTGGCGGGGCTGGTGGGCACGCGCATGCATGCGCGCATGCTGCCGCAGGCGCCGACGCTACCGGCCATTGTGTACCAGCGCATCGACACCCGGCGGCTGCACGACCTGGCTGGGCCGGACGGGCTGCCACGGGCACGCATGCAGGTGACGTGCTGGGGCAGTACGCCGGCGGTGGCTTACAGCGTGGCCAGTGTGGTGCGGGAGCGCCTCGACGGCTTCAAGGGCACATGGGGGACGCTGACCATTGGTTCGTGTTTGTGTGTCGGCGAAAGAGACTTGGACGATCCAGAGGCGAGCCGGAATGCGGTGGCGCTGGATTTCATGATTCAGTACGAGGAGGTATGACATGAGTGGAAAGGCGGGGTTCGGGACTGTCGTCAACTTCGGCACTACAACCGGCACGGCCACAACCGGCACGCTGGTGAACGTGACGAACATCAGCGGGCTCGACGGCGAGACCGAAACCATCGACGTAACGGCGCACGACAGCGGGTCAGCTTACCGTGAGAAAGTGGCGAGCTTCATCGACGCCGGCCAGGTGACGCTCGATGTGAATTTCGATCCGCAGCAGACCACCCACCGTGCCACGTCGGGCGGTATTCTGTGGCTGCGCGACCAGCGCATCGTGTGTCCCTGGGTGATCACCTTCCCCGGTAC